CCAAAATGAATAAAGCAGAGGTGGAGGTATTCTTAAAAGAGTCCTCCAAAATGATATTCACTAAACACCTATCCTTTACCGAATATATTGAGTGGTGTGGGAAACAGGAAATATCCCAATCCCAAGCGATTGAATATTGGAAAAGAGTTTGGGAAGGGGTCAAGGAAAGGTTCCGTATGGATAGGGATAAACTCATAGATAAACACCTACAATCTTATTGGGACATTCACGGGAAGGCGATGAGCAACGGGGACTTGACTAACGCAAGACAAACCTTGGACGCAATCGCAAAACTGATGGGTCTTAATGAACCTGAAAAGATTGATATGAAGAGTTCAACCACCATAGAGTTTAAGTTTGGAGATGAAGAATAACATCAAGGTTAAAGGATTTACCCCCCACCCTGACCAAAGGGTCAAGATTGACTCAATAGAGCAAGGAAACGCAAAATATATTGTTCTAACAACAGGGCGTCAGTGGGGTAAAACTATGCTTGCTCAAAACCTTATTCTAAAGTGGGCGATAGAAACCCCCAACCAAACCTTGATGTGGGTCAGTCCCGTTTATTCTCAAGCAAAGAAGGTATTTGATGCGTTGGATAAAGCAACCGCAGATACGGGATTGGTTAGTAACTCCCACAAGTCAAACTTTACTATCAAGTTTGTAAATGGTAGTATCATTTATTTTAAGTCAGGGGAGCGTCCTGACTCAATAAGAGGTTTTACCCTTGACTACCTAATTGTAGATGAGGCTGCGTTCCTTAAAGATGAGGTATGGAACCAAGTATTAAAACCGACAATTCTTGTTAAGGGTAAAAAGGTATTATTCATCTCAACCCCCAAAGGTAAAAACTACCTATATTCTTTATCAGTTCGGGGGACTGATGATGAGCAAGGACAATACCTATTCCTCAAGGGTAGTTCCTATGACACCCCCTTTATTAGTGAAGATGAACTCAATGAAGCAAAGAGGTCATTACCGGAGGATATATTCCGTCAAGAGATATTAGGGGAGTTTATAGATAGTGGGGGTGAGGTGTTTGTTGATATTGACCGGTATTGTGTATTGACTCAATACCAACCCCGAGATAGTAAAAGGAAATATTGGGCGGGGGTAGATTTTGGAAGACAAAATGACTATTCGGTTTTAACTATTTTTGATGACTTGGGGAACCTTGTTTATTTTTATCGGGAGAGACAGAAGCCGTGGGGTGAAATAATAAACCATATCGCAACTAAACTCCGTGAATATGACGCTCAAACTCAAGTGGAGGTGAATAGTATTGGTGATGTCCTTTATGAGCAATTAAAACAAAAATATCAAAAGGTAGAACCCTTTGTTACCACCAACTCATCTAAACAAAATATCGTGGAGGATTTTATCTACGCAACTAATGAGGGTCTTATTAAACTCCCGACCATAGACCTCAACCCCCAACTCTATAGTGAGTTAAAGACCTTCACCTATGACTACTCATTAAAGACCCGAAAGATTACCTACGGAGCGATTGAGGGAGCACACGATGATATTATTATGTCCCTTTGTATCGGGTATAACACCCTGAAGGAAAGAAAAACTAAAGGGGTATATCACATATATTAAAAAACAAACAAACTTATATTTGATAGTATGGAGAAACACTACATAGTGTATGATGGTAAAGATTATGAGATTACGGAACCAACCATAGAGTTTTGGAACCGACTAATGTTGTTAAAAGATTTGTATGAGGAAAAGGACTTTTCCCTAATGATAATCTCACTGGCAACAGGTCTTGATATTGAGGAAGTAAAGAACGCAAGATGGGACGGGGTATATGAAACCTCAAATTACCTTGCGGATTATTTCTTAAATGTTAGTGATAAGTTTTACCACAACTTTGAGTTTAGGGGTATTAAATACCAATTCATAGATTTGGAGAATCTAACCTTCGGGGAGTTTATAGATTTGGAGGAGTTTTTTAACCGACCTACAACCAAAAAACAAACTGAACTCAACTACCTTATGGCACTCCTATACCGAGAGGTAGATAGTGAGGGAAACCTAACCCCCTATGATGCGACTAAAGTAATGGAGAGAGCAACCATATTTAAGTCCCTACCGATAAGATACTTGAGGGGAGCACAGCGTTTTTTTTTTCATTTAAGCAACATATTACGGGAAAATACCCGCTCTTATTTTCACCTGAAGATGAACCAAATGAAGTGGAAAATAAACAAACTTTTGAGGGGTTTTGGGGATGGTATGGAACACTTATATTTCTATCTGGTGAAGATATACTCAAGGTTCAAGATGTGGCGAGAAAAAACCTACTTGAAGTCCTCAATTTCCTAACCTATATCAAGGACTTGAACCTAATGAAAGATAGAGAACTCAAAAAACAACTACTGAAATAATGAACTTTGTTAATTTTAAGAATATTGTAGAGGACTTAAAGACCCTTGAATACCACCATAAGCAGTTGAACTCCTTTGGTATAGGGGATATTAAACAACTTATCTACCTAACCCAACAGAGAGACAAACAACCCAACACTACGGAGTGGCAAGCACCCCTATATCCGTTGATGTATGTTATACCTCAAAATGTTCAGCAAGATGATAATTTCGTAACCTTCCGTTTTAATGTCCTTATTTTGGATATTATGAACGCAAACAACTATGATATTGAGGTAGATTTATGGAGTTCAACCCTTCAAATTGCTCAAGATATTCTTGCTCAGTTTAAGTATTCGGTAAATCCAATTACCGGTGACTATGAAGAGAGATATGACTTGGTATTACCGACTAATATAACTCCGTTTAGTGAGTCATATGATGATATTTTAGTTGGTTGGAATCTTGAACTACAACTTCAGGTTGATATGCCGTTGGATAGATGTATTGCTCCGTTTGACCCTTGGCCTGTGAGTCCCACACCTACACCTTCTATTACCCCTACAAATACTCCTACCCCTTCTATCACTCCAACAATTACCCCTACTACAACTACAACTCCTACTACAACCCCGACTACAACACCAACTACCACTCCAACTACTACCCCAACTACAACCCCAACTACTACCCCTACAACCACCCCAACTCCAAGTCCTGAAGTATCACCTTCACCGACTACAACCCCTACAACTACACCTACTAAAACCCCAACTAATACCCCTTCTAATACTCCAACTAATACCCCTTCGGTTACACCGACTAAAACGGCAACACCTACGCCAACTTTAACTCCAACACCTTCACCGGTAAATTATTATATTTTATATGAAACGGGTGATGTTATGGAAGCAGAAAACGGAGACCTAATTGAATATCAATATTAAAAAAAACTAATATGGCTAATGTAAAAATATCAGCACTACCAGTAACCACCTCCACATCGCTGGATGACTTCTTGGTAAAAAATAATTCAAGTGAAACAACCACTAATAAAGTCCAAGTCAAAAATACTTTAGGACTAACTAAAGGAACGGGGGCTGATAGTATCAAGTCCGCATCCTTTTTATCAACTACCCCCGCTACATCAACAGGTCAGAGTTCTGTTGCTATCGGTGATGATAGTGAAGCAAACGCTGACTACTCAACCGCATATGGTTATAGAGCCGAGGTATTTGATAATATCCGTGTATACGGAACCGCAGTAGGTTCCTACTCCCGTGTTGCTCAATACTCATCAGCATTCGGGTATAACTCTCAAGGTCTCGGCGCTTATTCGGTAGGTCTTGGGGGAGGTCAAGCGACAGGAGGTAGTGATATTGCGATTGGTAGGAGTTCTGTATCTCAAGGTCAAGCATCCATCGCTATTGGTTATGGTTCAACAGCAACGGGTAATAGGTCTATTGCTATGGGTCAAGCATCAGTTGCGGATTTGAATGATGCGGTTGCGATAGGGTATAATGTTAATACCAAATATACAGGAGCGACCGCAGTTGCTGGTTTAGACACAACAGGTAATGTTACGGACACCCCCTACATAACATCAGTTAGTTCGGGTAGTTTTAGTTGTAATTTTAACATCGCATCAACTCAAAAGTTTATATTAAACCAAAGTTCAACTATGAACCTTATTGAACTACGAAATGGTGGTAAATATAGAATATTATTTGAGAACGGCGGAACCTATAATTTAACAGGGGTTACAGCAACTTTAGAAGGTGGAGGAACACCTAACATTTATTACAACGCAGGGGGTAGAGCAAACCTAACTCACAATGGTCAAGATATATGGTATGTTGATGTTATTAACAGCGTAGTTTATGTTACTCAGTTCGCAAACTACACACTATAAAAATTAGAATTAAAATTAAAAATTATGATAAGTCAAAATATTCAACCGATTACAAAAACACTTTACACTATGAATATCCTTCAGGTGAATGTTAATTTAGATAATTCCGCAAGAATTGTCGCAGAAATAACCAACTCCGTAGATACAACAATCTCATATAATTTGTATATGGATAGTGAAGCGTATGCTCAGTGGGGAGATAGTGATGAGTATGTAGTAAATTGGGTGATGTCTCAATTAGGAGTTGAACCTGCGTAAGTAAAATATGGAACCTGAATTGGCTGCGTTTATGACCCGTTGGGGTGAGTTGTTTGTCTTGGAACTCAAGGCGCGGTTAAATACTGCGTATGACTCAGCACCGGGTTATGACGGAAATGCGTATCAAACTCCTAAAAAAGACGGAGGTAGAGACCCCGATTATAGAGCGTTCCGTATTAAATCTGACCCTAACTCAAACCTCTACAAGAGTATTTCATATCAACTGACTCAAGATGGGTTTGAGTTGTTAATGAATGACTATTGGGAGTATGTTAACTACGGAAGATTAAAGGGTAAATATGTCCCTATTAGTCCTTTAGTAAATTGGGCAAGCACTAAAGGATTCCCGAACCCCCGTAGTGTAGCATTCGCAGTTAGTAAAAACATCCAAAAGTTCGGTATTAGTCCTACCTTCTTTTATGATAACGCAATTCAAGCGTTGGAGGAAAAGTTCGCAACCTCACTTGATGCTGAAATCGGTAAAAGTATCGGGGAGTTTTTTGACCGATTATTACAAACCAATATAGAAACAAAATAATGAGTATTACATTTTTTCAATCTCCACTATCATATACCCCCTCTAATGCTCAACACGCATATAATGTCGGTTCTACTTTAAGTGGTAATACGGACTTTAGGTATGTGGTTGATATTTGGTTGAACCCGAGACAGACTAACGCAGAAAAAATCGGTAGAATAAAGATTGCTCCTAACACTTATGGTAGGGGTATTTTTGATATAGGGGATATAGTTAAAAACTATATCAAACCTAACCCCCGCTCTGAAGCACCCCAAGCAACAAAAAATGACCCGTCAACAAGTCCGTTGAGTGGGGTTACGGGTGCGATTATTACTAACTCAAGTAGTAACAGAGCATCCAACCCCGTATCATATATTCCGTCTAACGCATTCAATACAAATACCAACTATGAATACCTACCTCATATCGCAGAATACAGAATTATTGTAGGTGAGGAATATACCACCGCAACGGGAACCACTACGGATATTTGTGTTGACCCCTCCGTTCCGTATTCAACTATAGAATATGTTGCGACAACGGAACCTACCGATTATGCGGGGGAACCTAACACTATTGAATGGACTAATTTAGCGGAAAATCCTGCGTGGGCTGTAACAAATAATCCCGGTTGGAGTTATTCACATCAGTCCTTCGGTGGAGTTGTTATATCAAGTGGTAGTGGGGATACTTCTGCGGGTTCATTTTATACTTCCAATGAACAACCACTTGATGGAGATTACCTTTATATTACGGAACTCGCAACGGGTTGTATTTTAACCTTTGTTTGGAATTGTTCGGGTTGTGAATTGTCGGGTTGGAACTTTGTAAATAAGGTATGTCCCCCTTGTTATACTAATTTAGGGGAGTTTATTACCATATGGCCCGGTGTTCAAGAGAACAAAACTAACTTCAATTACAATAATATCTACTGGTCAGGTCAAACTAACGGAGATGAGAACTTCAAGTATTGGGAACAATACAAGTTTAAGTTTAGAAATTACACCGGTATAACCGAAAGTAACCCCGCTCAGTTCCTAACTATCTTTGGTGATGAGTTATACACCGAGACCTTTAGTGGTTCAACGGGAACTCAGACCTCAAATAGAGTCCGTAGAAGATGGCATCACCCTGAGTGTCCTATTGTCTTATCTAATTTCCTAAAGGACTTTAATGACTCGGCGGTTACGGGAGCACCAAACACTTTAGGATTTAACTATGATACGGATAAGCAGGGGAATTATTCAGTTGCGACCTGTAGTTCTTTATACACCTACGGGAGTTATGATACCTCACCTAAAAATAGGATTGTTTATTCCGTCCCAAGACAATATACCTACCCTGGTGGAAGGATTGCGTTATGGAACCAAACAGACGGGAGCGTATCAGACCTATCAAAAAGAATTAGTGAGGTAGTTGAATACTATTTTTGGGATGCGGATTGTTTATCAGACCCTCAACATTTCCTATTCTTAAACAGAAATGGGGTATGGGACACCTACACCTTTGATAGAAAGAATATTAAAACCTACAATAAGGAAATATCTACCTACGGACAGGGACTTATTAGGAACAATGCGATTTACAACCCCTTCTTTTATGATAAGAGGGATACAATTTATGACCAGCAAGTCATAGAGGAGGTTGAAGCACAGAGTAATTTTATGGTTGAAAATGATAAAAAGATAGTGGAGGATTTATTCTTATCCACTTCGGTTTATCTTATTAAAGACCACTATTATTTTAATGACCCCGCACCTCAGTATAGTAAAACCCCGTATCTTATTCCGGTGGTTATTACTTCAACCTCATTACAGGAATACAAACAGAGGTATAATAAGTTATTCCAATACACCCTAACCTATAGGTATAACCCGAACCAATTATTCCGTAGTAATCTATAATGTTATATTTGAGATGTGAAATAGATGGTGTTAAAAGGTATATTGACCTTTTCCCTGATGAAGATATATTCGCAGATTATTCCTTTGCGGAGATACAAAATATTACTGCGAAAAACTCACCATATACCAAGTCATTTAATATTCCCGGTAGTAAGAATAACAATGATATATTCCAACATTTCTATAACTTTAATATCGCACTTACGGATTATGATATTAGGAATGCGTTTGAAGCATCATTTGAGGTAGATGGTTATGAGGTTTTAACGGGTTATATCCGTTTGGATACTGCGAATATCACCATAACAGAGGTTGAGTATAATGTAACCTTTTATTCTCAAGTAGGTTTATTGTCCTCAAACATCGGGGATAAGGTGCTCGCAGACCTAAACTTTTCGGGATTGTCTTTTCCATATGATATTACCGGTGTTACCTATACCCTTTATGACCAGGATTTTGAGCAGACCCCTACTACATTAGGGACTGAACTAATTTATATGCTTGCGAACTACGGGTATGACTATGATGATAACCTAAATATCATATCAGGTTCAACCCCTATTATTGACTACCGAAGCGGGAGTGTTCCCGGTTACTTTGACTATATCGGTAGTCCGTTGAGGTATTATTACCTTAAGCCAGCAGTCCAAGTTAAATGGATTTATGAAAGGATTTTTAGGGAGGCGGGGTATTCTATCAACTCAGATTTTTTTAATACTGCGTATTTTAAGAGGTTCTTTTTACCTTTTACCTTCTCAAGTGATAGTTTATACCTCAACCAATCTTTAGTTCCTCAATTCCACTGGTTAAATGATGAGAGAATTACAAATAATATCATCACCAGTGCGATTACTTGGACTAACACGAGTCCGTCTTTTACTACCACTTTTGAGAGAGTGTTACAATTACCAGAGATTGTTAACAATATCAACGGACACGCATACTCAAATTATACTTTTGTTGTGCCAGCGGAAGGGAATTATACCATCAGGGTTACCTTCGCAGGATTTAACCCTGAAAGATATGACCCTCCATACTCAGATAATTTGACCTCATCGGTTAGTTTATTACTACATCAGGTTGAGCAAGGGGGACACAATGGAACTACGGGAACTACAGTGTTCTATTCGGGTGAGGTTATAGTCCCCGCAGACCAAGCGTGGTTGCGTTCCTATACCTTCAATGCGTATTTAGCAACCAACTATGACTATGCGTTTGATGTTAAATTAGATACGGGTATTGTAGAGGGTATATTAAACTACGCAGAGTTAGAAATACTTGATGGACCCAGATATGTTATAGGTGATGTGGATTTGTCCCGTGAATTACCCCCAACTGAAGAAAAACAGATTGACTTTATTACGGGTATAAATAGGAGATTTAACTTGGTAGTGGTTCCTGAACCGGGAGAGAAAAATGTATTGAGGGTAGAACCGATTGTAGATTTTGTCGGTAAAGGAGATGTATTGGATTGGAGCAAGAAACTTGACTACAATTCAACCATCAATATTTCCCCCACTACATCGGTAATAAACGGAACCTTATATTTTTCAGGTGAGAAAGATGAGGATTATGGTAATACCGAGTTCAATAAGACAACCAACAATATCTACGGGACTCAGTATATTCAGTTGAATACGGACTACAAGAGTGAGACCACCGAGTTCAATGACGGATTTACTAATGCTGTTGATGATATATTACAAAACATCAACACTCCTAACATCACTATACCGATTTATTATATCACTCGTGAGGAGAATAATGAAGGAACCCCTGAACTCTACTATAACGCAAGAAAAACAATACCCCGTATTGTCTTTAGAGGGTTGAATCTACCCGCATATAATGTAGGTTATTATACCACCACTGCTGCGACCTTTACAAACTCCTTCTATCTTGAGAATAGAAGTATTGATATGTTCCCGATGTTTAACCGATTTACAACCTATCCGTTTGGTTTGACCGGTTTTACCCACGCAGTCAATTTCAACAAGCGTCAGAGATTCAACCGATATGAATATGACTTTAGTTGTTATGAGGATTTATATGACATCTATTATGAGGATTATATCCAAGACCTAACCAACGCAGACAACCGGATTTTAGTTGCTATGTTCTACCTTTTACCAGAGGAGATTGCTGCGTTGAGGGGTAATGAAAGAATATTCATTTCAGGAAACTATTATAGGATAAACAGAATAGGAGGGTTTAACCTAACCCGTCCCGCATTAGTTGAGGTTGAACTTATCAAACTCACTACGGAACTTGAACCTCATAGAACCCGTTATTTTAAGTTAGTGAATTGTGCTAACCCGATGGATATTAAATACGGAAATACGGACTTAAACTTTACCCTATGGGCGTATGTCGGTAAAAGAATTAGTATAGGTGGTAGTTGTTATACTATTTTGAGAGATGACTACAGGGATAATGTAACCTATGAGAGATTTACTACAACCTTCCAAACCAATTCATTTCTCCCCCTATTTTATCAGGATTGTAATTGTCTTCAACCGATTACTTCTGTTGCGATTTATGATGAGTTGAGTTGTTCGGTTCCTCAACCTACACCTTCGGTTCAACCGGGAGAACCTTATGTTTATTATATTGTAGAAAAATGTAATGAACCTCAACAATTCTTGGCGAGGTCATATACCTATTACCCTATCGGCACGGTGGTTCAGGTCAATAATACTGATGAGTGTTATGTAATAGTAAATTATACTACTATCCTAAACACTAATGACATCACTGCGACCTTTGAGGATTGTATTACCTGTCAAGAAAACGCACCTACACCAACGCCTACCCGAACTCAAACCCCGACGCCTACACCTTCACCTACCTTCCCGTTCTGCGATTGTAGAGAATATCTTGCGTATAATGAATTACCTTATGCGAACTTTGTTGAATATATTGACTGCTTCGGTGTTCCTAAAACCGATTATTGGAGTGGTTATGAGTATTATACCTTCTGTGCTTGTAATGGTTCGGTAAATCCAAATATGTTTGTTCAAGTTACGGAGGTAGGGGAGTGTGTCCCTGCGACAACACCAACACCTACGCCTACCCCCACGATTACTAAAACTCCAACGCAGACCCCAACCAAGACCCC